CCTGATACATATTGTGATAAGGTTGAACTTATTCCGCGGATGTTATTTAAGTGCCTTGAGCATCATGTAGAGGTTGAACGCAAAGTTAACTGGGTACACGACATTGGTTATGATTGGGCTGAAGAAGTTAAGCTTAAGTTTGTAAGTCAGTCCTATGCTGATGAGCAGATGAAGGTTGACAAAGAGCTAATGAAGGCCTATAACTGGATTAAGACTGGTCGTAGTGATATAGATGAGCAGATAGATGCTGCATACCCACCACGAGAGCCACTTGAGACACTATTCAGCAAGAGTGAAACCGTTGATGGACATTATGAGATAACCGTTTCACCTGAGCAAACAGCGTGTTATAAAGAGGTAGGCAGACTTGAAGCTATAAAACTTAAGAAGGATAAGGATTGTATGAGAGCCATTATTAAGCACCATCATAGACTATGGACATGAATATAAACTTACGAGATATAACCCGTGATTGGGTCAATGGCGTCAGAGAGTATTATAAAGATACTGATAATCTAACACAGGTGTTTGCGCGAGGTTATTTCGCAGGAATGTCAGAGAGGGAGGTTAAGGAATTCGCGGATAAGCTATATGAGACTAATAGGCTTTGTGAGATGAGAGAATCCAGAGAGCAGCATAAGCTAACCACATTTGAAGAGGCAAAGAAACAGGCAGCAGAGTTTGATAAAGTGCAACCAGAGGAACATTGATATAATTAGTAAAACAAGATGAACGATAAACCAACAATAGCACTAGTAAGGAAAGCACCACAAATACGACTAAGAAAAGAGACAGTGCGAGTAAATGTAACCCCAGCTGTAGATATAGTACAAACAACAAACAAGCATATAACACTATCGTCACTACTACTAGCATCAGCCGTACTATTACTAACAGTAAACGTTATAATGGTTACAATGTGGGCAAAGGATGTTGAGGGTATGATAAACGTAGAACTTAAGCACTAATGAATAAACCAGGATACACTCTAATTGAGCTACTCATCGTCATTAGCATTATGGCAACGTTGATGACAATTGGATCGTTCGGCATTTCAAACTTCAGTAAGGCTAGAGGAGTGTCAACAGGAGTAACGTTAGCACAGCAATATACACAGGCCGCAAAAGAAACGGCACTGACAAGACCATCGCGATCACGGCTGCTTATTCATGGTACTAATGATCCAACCAACACTCTTCATAGAGAGCGCTATCTAAGGTATATGGTTATACAAGTACTAAACGCAGGGCCAGATGAGCAATTGAACACAGACGATGACTTTTGGGAAATAGCACAGAAGGGAAAGTATCTACCAAATAGAGCATGGTTCATTCCAAGCTTAAGCAATCAAACAGACTTAATTATACCAACAGTCGATGCAAGGCTCCCAGGACAACCGGCGGGAGAAACGTCCACATGCTTCTATTACGAGTTCAATACACAAGGCCTATTAACAGATCCAAAGCCAGGAGTACTGGCACCGCGCTTTATTATTAGCGGAGGATCATTACCACCAGGAACCGTAGAACCAATAAGAAGCGATGATGATAGAAACGTTGGAGGCTTTGTAATATGGAAGAAAGGTACTACATCGCGCATTAAACATCCAGATCAAATAGGATTATGAAAACGGCAGTATTAAATAAGACAAGAACATACCTGATTGGTCCAATGCAATATGCAGAAGGACGATATTGGAGAGAGGATTTTTCAGAATTTCTAAATGAAATTAACGTAACGATCTTTGATCCTTATAAGAAACCATTTATTAATGCTCCTGAAGAAGATGAGAAAACTCATGAATGGATGGAGAGCTTAATGAAAAAGGGCGAGACACATCTTGATTATTGGAGTAAAGACACTGGGTATGATACTGTTGCTAAACATATGAAGAAGGTTCGTAACTTTGATCTTTCAATGGTTGACGCTGCAGACTTTATCATTTGTTATCTTAACGCAGAGGTACCAACGTTTGGAACTATGGAAGAACTTAGTTGGGCCGCTAGGTGTAAGAAGCCAACCTTTATTATTATGGAAGGCGGTAAAGAAAAGACTCCGTTCTGGGTAATGGGTATGTTCCCTCACAAATACATTTACAATTCATTTGATGAAGTTAAGGAAATCATTACCAAGATTAATGATGGAACTGTTAAAGCTGACTCTGATCGATGGAGATTATTTAAACAAGAATTAAGGTAATTTGTTATTTACAAATCAACATTTTAATATATAATTAATAATGTAACAAACAAACAATATGGCAAAGAATACACAAACCGGACCAAGCACGAAAAGAATTAAACGTAAAGGCATTCATGCTAAGACGCAAGCTTCAAAACTGAAACAGAGTAAAAACTATTTGAAGCGTTATAGAGGGCAGGGTAAATAATGAAAATTATATTAGCTTATATTTTATTCTGGCTCGGTGATATTATTAGTTATACTTTACACTGTAATTTCTTGGTTAAACCATTTTATCCTGTTTACCAAAAGCTAATGTTATGGAGTAGTAACTTGGATGTTCACGGTAAGATTTGGAAAGATGTTGGTAAATAAATAATTAAACATGCGGGAGTGGTGAAATTGGTAAACACGCCTGATTTAAGCTCAGGTGGATGGTAACGTCCTTGCGGGTTCGATTCCCGCCTTCCGTACTTTAAAAATGATTACACTTATGAAATCAAAAGAACCAACCAACCGAAAAGAATTATTAAAAGCTGATATTTTAAATGAATTAAATAAGGTATCCGATAAACATTTTAAAACTTTGCGAGGACTGCTTGCAAAACGTGAGCATTTTTCGAACTTAACCTTTGACAAATTTACTCAAGAAGACCATACAGAATCATCTGAAACTAATAGTAAAATTATGGAAGTTGAAAAATTAATCGAGGATTTAAAAATCACAATTGATGTTGTAGAAAACCTTTGGCAATCTTAAAGAACTAATATGGAACATTATGCAATAAAAGGAATTATTAGTAGGCATAACGATGATGCTTACACGATTCCTAATACACCTCGTTTTTCTAATGTAGAATCCGCAGTTGATTTTTATAATAGAAATAAAGAATGTGAATCATCATACAACTGGTTAAAGTTTAGAAAGATTGGCGTATATAAAATAACTGTTTCTGAAGAAATATGTAAATATCTGTAAAACGATAAGCATTTTACGCGTATTTCTCAATATTTTAATGAGCCTCAACCCTATATTCTACGGGGGTTGTAGAGCAAAATGCACATTTCGTGAATTATTTTATTTACAAATGTGCATTTTTATGGTATAATATAATCATAATAAGGGAACGGCAAAACAAACCTAAGAGTTCCTAAGATCCCCGTAAGGCGGGGATCACCACCACAACCAACTATATTATGAAATCAGAATTCGCCACACCAGAGCCCGCAACTAAATGGGTAATTTATACTCTTGAAGATATCATTGAACTTGCTGAAGACGATGATGTAATTATAACGACTGAGCCCGAGGCATTAAATTACCTTAAAAATCGCAAAGACAATTATATTAAGGTTATTGGGCATGGTATATATGATATCCTTTTTGCATAATTAAAACTCTAATATAATATGAAAAAAGAAAACAAACCATATATGGACATTCTCGTTGATAAGCATCTGAAAAAGATTCAAGAAATACTTGTTATTAATAACACCGCCGTTGGTCATTCTGAAGATGGCGATATGCCAGTGAAATATGTCGGAAACGGTGAAGATTGGATTAACCCACATTATAAAAATCAGCCAGGCCAATTTAAGACTTTTGCCACTAAGCTCTGGATTCAATTTGGATAAACTATATAATTTTATTATGAAAAACAAAAAAACTGAATATACCGACGAAGGTAAGAATGGAAACACTGCTCCTTATTGGGTAGAACAAGGTTACATTCATGGGCGTGATGAAGCTCCTGATGGTAAGAAATGGATTCAAAACATTATGTCAGAATATTGGATTCTTGAAGAGGAAGAAACTCCATTTACACAATCCGTAGCAAGTGAAACTTATTGGTGCAGTTAATTAAAAACTTTATTATATTATGAATAATAGATTTTCAGATCGTGATATTGTTGATTGGCGTAATTATGAACGCATTAGATTAACTGGTAAATTTAATATGTTTGATCCTCGTGCTCGTGAAATGGTCGGGTTATCAAAAGAAAGATATATCTTTATCTTAGAACATTATAGTAATATTCAAGACCAAATAGCAGAAAGCAAAATCGCTGCAAACATCAATAATATGTATGAGTGATGAAAGAAAAATGGTTGCTTTGAGTATAATGTCATCACCTGATCTATTTAAGATTTGCGAAGGTTGTGATTCCATTTTGCAATACCACGTTAATATATGTAGGAATTGTAAAAGCTATAGGTTTAACACGTCCACAGATGATATTATAGAACACGCTAAAACTCTTGGCAACAGAGAACAAACAACAGTAACAGAAGACGATTTATTTTAAACATATGAAAAAACAAAAGAAAAAAATAGTTGGCAACCTATTTAATGAAGGCGTGCTAATAGCATGTGATTCAGAAGAAGTATGCGGTTTATATATTAAAGAAGTTGATAATAACAACCTTATTTCCAAAATGATTATGTCATGGTTACTATCTATTTCCGAAGATAATGAACTTGGTATTAATTCTTTAGAAGAAGCTAGTAAGTTTGTAATTGAAAAGTTTACAACTGAAGATGATCATACTTATGCTTATAAAAATCTAAAAGCAACAATTAACTATATTTAATATGTTAGATTTAATAATTGCGCTATCATTACATGTAGGATTAAAAGAAGACTATAATGAAGTACATCCACATATAAGATATACACACGATGATATTATTACTGGAGTATATTATAATAGCGAAAAAGAAATTAGCGCATATGTCGGACATCGATGGGAAAAATATAACTGTGGCATTGAAGTTGGCATAGTATCTGGATATTCAATTGCGCCTGTTGTTCCATTTGTAAGAGCAACTTATCATGACTTTTTTGTTATGCCGGCGTTTGAAGAAGAAGATAATACTATTGGAGCAGTCTTCGGATACGAATTTAAATTTTAAATAGAAACACGTTATGGTAATTAAAGCAACACAGGAACTAAATATAAATTTAGATAATGAGCAACAGAAAGAAGTTACTCGGGATTATCTATATAAGCAGACCGATTGGAAACCAACATACTTTGTTAATGAAGAAGATGGATGGGTATATGAAGAGAAAACCTGCCACACAACTCATTCTTTTGAAGTGACAGATAAGGTTAGACTTGCAAACTCAGAAGATATCTTAATTGATAAGATTCTCAAAACCCACATGTTTAACTTATGATAGCGACAATAATTGAATGGAATACGGTAATACCTTTGATTAGTGGTATTGCTATTGGAATGGTTCTTATTAAAATTATATCAAACTTTGAAAATAAATGAGAGACGAAAAAGTAAAAAACGCCGAAACACTTTTAGTTGCTTTTGCCTTTTTGGTGATATTCATTACATCAGTAGCAAATGCGGTTAAGATTAATAATTCAAATGAACGAATAAACACCCTTGAAGAAAAATTAGAAAACAAATAAATATGATAAAGATAGTAAAGTTTATAGATAAAAGCCTCGCGATTGGTAACAATGATGATAAGTTTCAGGATTACATTAACAGCGTATTGCCTCTTCGTGGAGATTTTGCCGAGCAATTCCTTGTATGTAAGGAGGAAGTTGACGTGTATATTAAGAGCTTAATGAAAAATGAAGAAACCAAACTCCGCCGCGCTATCAATCAGTTTGCTGCCTCATTCAAAAAATAAAACACAGCAAACAAAATATAATGAAAACCGCTCTTGAAGCAGCTAAAGATTTAAAAGCCAAATATCTTGAGCAAATAGAAAACATTGATAAACTAATTTTGTCACTTGGCATTAAAGAACTTATTCCAGATTTTTACGAAAACGATAAATACGAAAATATATCCATTGGCCTGCACGTTACAAAAAATCTAGAATTTTCAAAGAGGATTGCTTTTATGCCAAAGAAGGTTTTAGAAAAAAGAAGAAGCCAACATACGGTTATTATAAACAAACAAAAATTTCCAGCTAATAAAGTCCCAGATGTAATTTGGGAACATGCAATTGAAAACACAAAAAAACAATACACAACAAATAAAATATAATGAAAATGCAACTAAAGTTTAAAAATAAAAAAGCGTATGATGCCTGCCACACCTATGTCGATGGCCACAGCTTCTACTTTCGTAACCACGCTAAAGACAGAATCCTTCAATTCTGTTATGAGTATACACTACTAGATGTTGCAGAAGCATGTGATTCATTGTTAAGTTTAGAAGGTAAATACGAAATTATTACTGAATAATATTATGAAACTCATATTAAGATCTGCTGTGGTATTAAGTGTAATTTGTTTATTACTACCCATAGCATATATGCTTTATATGAATACACTTAATCTATTTCTTTCTCTATTGGCTGTCTTAGCATTTTGTAATTTAACGTTTACAGTTATATTACTATTATCGATTCATATTGAAGAAAGTACGAGACACCTTAAATTAGTAAAAGGCAAGCGTGGTAATAAGTGGATTCACTGAAACAAATAAAGGTATAATTCCCGAGTAGCTCAGCGGTAGAGCGGGTGACTGTTAATCACTAGGTCGTAGGTTCGAATCCTACCTCGGGAGCCATTTTAAGTTAATAATTATTGGGTAGGTGGCCGAGTGGTTAAAGGCGGCAGACTGTAAATCTGCTCTCGTATGAGTACGCTGGTTCGAATCCAGCCCTGCCCACCTTTTTTTTATTATAAATTATATTAATGGCAAGGCCCTTTTACAACATAACCGATAACGTTATTATTAATGTATCATTATTAGAGGAAATTATATATGAAGATGATAATACAATAACATTAAAATTTAATAGTGGCTTTAAATCATCATATGATTTAAACGAGGTTTCATTACATTTTAAAAATTTCTTATTTAGTTTACAAACCTAAATAAATATAATTAAATAAAGCCCTTACGCCATGATTTTAAACCTTCTTTTCATATCAGTTTTTCTTTTCATATCATCTCTCATTTTTGATTTGAGTAATAATATAAAGATTCTACTCATGATAATTCCTCAGATTATACTAGGAATTATGTTTATTAAATCATACATTATTAGCCGAGAAATGCACAAACATCACAAACCGCATCGAAAAAGAAAGAAAAGAGACCCATTTAGCTAGTGGGAAAACCCTATATTCTACGGGGGTTGTAGAGTGAAATGTGCATTTTGTGAATTATTTTATTTACAAATGTGCCTTTTTATGGTATAATATAACTACAGAGAGGGACACCAACCAACTCAATCCACCACCACCTTATATCATGAAAACGCTAATTACGCTAACCACCATCGTTGGAGGAAGTATTTTTACAACCTTTAACGCCGAAGATACCGCTTCACAAGTGCCAAACGAAATTTTTACTCCAATTGAAATTTCCAAGCCGATCTTAGTAAAGCCAAAACGAATTTATGCAGTTCTGGTTAAACCGACAATCAAACGATATACCATCGAGGATTTTGAAAGAGATGAAGCCGAACGTAATGAAAACGAAGCTTGGGATAAGATGGTTGAGGGCGTAAAGTTCTTTGAAGGATTTAAACCTAAAGCTTATAAATGTGCTGCTGGAGTAACTACCATTGGATATGGGCATACTGGTAAATATGCCAAAGTTAAGAAAATCGTATCTGAAATGGAAGCCGAGGAAATGCTAATGGATGAACTTATGGAAGCACGAAGCCATGTAGAACGTATTGTAAAGGTACCTTTAACGAAAGCTCAAATGGCAGCCCTCACTTCCTTCACATTTAATGCAGGGCAAGGCAATCTGCGAATGCTAGTAAATCAACCTGGACGCTTAAACTCAGGAAATTATGAAAGCGTAGAAAAGATGCTACCTAAGTATAATAAAGGCGGAGGTAGAACTCTCAAAGGATTAACTAAAAGAAGAAACTGGGAAACTTCACTTTGGGTAAGTAACTAATATACTAATATGGAAGAATGGATAATTGATACGACAATCGCGTTTAGTATTATAATTGTAATATACACATTATTAATAACAATATCAGAAATATTTTAATATGAATAAAGACGAAATAATAATAGAAAAATGGGAATCCTTTACAGAATTCCGTGGGCAACTTTTAAAAGTTAATTTGAAAAAAATGGCTGAAGATTATGAACGCCCCGATATCTTAGAAATGGATGAAGAAGACTTAAATGAATTTATATCCGACTCTGATCTTATCTGCGACTGCAAAGATACTGATTATTTTGAAACTTATCTTGCCGTTGTAAATCAAAGTGATCCTGATTTAGAAACCAATATATTTACAAATAATGAAGAAGCTCTTGATGGAATTTCATGGCGAGGTTTTTATAGAGGAGATCCTGATGATTGGCAAGAAATGGATTGGAATGAGAAATCAAAAAGAATAGAAGCTCTTGAAAAAGAACTAAAAGAATTAAAGGGCGAGTAATATTATGATGCCAACAGATATAGACCTAATTGAAAATGAAAAGATTGGTGCCTTTTGGAATATGCTGCAAGATGTTTTATCAGAATGCAGTAATGACGAAAGCATCGATCCATTCACGCAGATGGATACACTCCCAGAAGAAGCTTATATGCTAGCATGTATGCCTTTAAACGAAGTGGTAAGATTTCTAGTAGAAAGAAACTTTGAGATTAATATCTCATATAATAAAACAAAACAAAACAAATAAATTATGAACAACGAAACAAGTGAATCCTTATTGGAGGAATATGATGGGTGTAAAGAACTAATGGAATCTCGTGAAACTACTGTTATAGTAGAAAGAACAGAAACCGCTCACCTTTGCACAACATGGAGAACTGAAATTAACCTTGATGATGTTAGAACTAACAACGGAATTTCATATGAAGATATGAGTAATGTTGAACTTGCCGAAGCAATTAAAGATTGCCCTGGCGATTATATTGAAGAGCTCTGGGATGGCGATATTGTTTATGACAAAAGAAAAGAGTTTGGTACTGATGATGACGTCACATTTGAATCAGATCTTGATTGGCTTAGCGAAAACGGATTAGACTAATATGAAACTACAACTACTAATAAACTTTGTTTTTCTTGTGTGCTTGGTTACATCTATTGCTATATGTTTGGATTTGAAAAGAACTCAAATTCGAATGATTTACGCTTTGGATAACACCTTAAAAATACACAACAATTATTCAGATAAGAAAGCCGAAGTCTTAAAAAGGATTGAAGACCTTGTTATTGAAGAAGAAAATGTCAATATATCATTTTAAGGTTATTTTATCCTTTACATATACTTCATTTTAGATTATAATTATATTATACAAAATAACATTATGGCAAAAACATCACAACGACTATTTAATAAACGCGGCCGAATAATTGCACTAGATACAAAGTATACTGGTGACGAACCCGAATGGGGCGATGCATCTGAAATTGACCTTAAAGAATATAATAAACGGCTCGATCGTGGGTTAAGGTTTTATGGTTATTATTGTGATTCTAAAACAATGAAGCCGTGGGTTCTTGATTGGATGCCATCTAATGGTTTTACCAAAGAGCAAGTTGATATTATTAAAGTGGCTCCGCCGTCCTATGTCAATGGTACGGTTGGTAAACTCATTCGTATGTTGAATATGGGAATGCCTAATAAGAGAAACATTAAGAGCTGGATTAAATCAGAGTTAAATGATTCGCTTTATGAAATTAATCGAATGATGAACGATCCAAAGCGAATCTTTGATGAAGAAGCAAAGGTAGATATTCCTAAAGTAAAACCGATATCACCTCTAAAGCGTGTAGAGAATAAAATAAATGAAGATATTATTGTTCCTCTTGAGATGCTTTTAGATGATATCATTAGTATCAAACCAGATACTGCTCCTGCAAAAATTCCAAATATGGATATTGGTAGATTACTTCGTAGTAATAATGCTGCTGGTAATGGAATTAAATATGTTGTTGAATGGATTAATAAACATCTCGATGAGTTTAACGAAGCGTATAACAAAACCGATGAATATGTTGTTGAAGGTTATTCTTGGTTACGTCGTCCTCAACTAAATAGGATTATAAAGAACTTTGAAAAAATGCTGGATGATACTAAGATTTATTCACGAAGCAAAGTTAAGACTCGTAAACCTCGAGTTAAAAAACCAAAGGCTGTTGATAAACAAATTACTAGACTTAAGTATGCTGCTGCATCAAGCGAATATCAACTAACAAGCGTTGATCCAACGAGCTTACCATTTTCACAGAGAGCTTACTTCTTTAATACTAAGAATCGCCAACTGTCAATTTATTATGCTAGTGGTAATGCTGGGTTTGAAGTAAAAGGAACTTCTCTAAAAGGTTTTGATGAAGAACGAAGCATTATAACAACTCTTAGAAAGCCTATGGAATTTCTACCGATATTATTATCAGCCACTCCTAAAAAGATCGATAAGGTCTTAGAAACACTTAAAACAAAACCCCGTAAAGGGAATGGCAGAATAAACGCAAACATGATTATACTACGAACACTTGATACTAAATGAAAAAAACCGACATTAAAAAAACAATAGGATTAGCAATAACAAAGGAAGAATTAATTTTAAAAACAGAAAGGCTAGTATTAAAAGATAAGATCGAATATGCTCACGCCGTGTGCCAGATTTGTTTAGAACTAGAACTTGACCCAGAAGATGTTGCAAAATTAATTGAAGGCCCATTGAAAACGAAACTAAAAGTTGAAGCTCAGAAAAATAATGTTTTACCTAGATCTAATACAGCCACACTTGAATAATGAAAGACTGCACAATTGAAGTAAAATATATTAATCTTGATTTAATAGAATACGTTAGTATTAAAAGTAATAATATTAAATGGTCTATGGATCAATATCAAAGGAACCGTGAGCCACTTAAATGGGCGGTAATTAAAGAAGAACCATTAAATGATTAACTTAAGTATAGATACTAGCACTTCACCGATGGATGCGTGGAGTACAGTGACTGCAATGTCGCTGCATTTTAATTCTGAAAGAGATTATGATGCATTTAAATTTAGTTTTAAAGGTCCTCGATGTAAAAGATAAACCTTTGAACAAAACAAAAACCGCTTTCAATTTGAAAAGTTGGCAAGGAAATATCCATATAGAAACGATATTATTCTATACTCATTAGCTAACCTTTTAAGTGGAGAAAAATGGATTGGCAACTTTACAGATGTCGCATATGATAGGTGGAAAGCCAAAATGCAAAACGTCGAATACACTTATAAAGAAGAGATGAAAACTCTAATTGAGCAATCTCCATATAAAACTTTTGATGAGATGATATTACCGAAAGACTTAACTGATGTTCCTTATATATATAAAATGGTGCAAGGTGGTAATGTATCAATTGAGACTATAACTATTCTTAATATCATTTCATCTTATACATCAGATCTTCAGTCTAAGTTAACGGACCCTCTGGGAATATCTTCTGAACTTACTTTTAAGGTTAGGAAATATACTCCTTTTCTTAGACCGATGATAGACATTAATAAGTATGCAGAAATAACTAGAACTTTATGGTTTACATCTGTAGAAAATTAGTGTATAATAATACAACGAAACAAACAAACAATACAACGCAATACAAATAAAATAATATGTCATTTGATAAACTAAAAGCAAATCGGTCAGCCGCAATTGGGAAACTAGTCGCAGAAGCTGAAAAGGTCGGAGGTAAATCCACTAAATCTTACGGCGATGATCGTGAGTGGAAACCTACCGTGGATAAAGCAGGTAACGGTTATGCCATCATTCGTTTTCTTCCAGTAAAAGATGGAGACGATTTGCCATGGGTTCGTTATTGGGATCATGGATTCCAAGGGCCAACAGGCAGGTGGTACATTGAGAAATCACTCACATCAATTGGTAAAGATGATCCAGTATCTGAGATTAATAGCCGACTGTGGAATACAGGTAATGAAGCTGACAAAGATGTCGCTCGTTCACGTAAACGCCGTCTACATTATGTCTCAAATATCTTGGTGGTATCTGATCCAGCTAACCCAGACAATGAAGGAAAGACTTTCCTTTACAAGTATGGTAAGAAGATCTTTGATAAAATTATGGATGTTATGCAGCCACAATTTCAAGATGAGAAAGCAGTTAACCCATTTGATTTTTGGGAAGGCGCTAACTTTAAGTTGAAGATCCGCACCGAACAATGGAGGAACTATGATAAGTCAGAATTTGACGGTTGTACTCCTCTCTTTGATAACGATGAAGATCGCCTTCGCGAAATTTATGATGGACTATACAGTCTATCTGAATTCACCGATGAATCTTCATATAAGTCATACGACGATCTAAAGCGCAAGCTGATTGAAGTTCTTGGTGCTGAAGAAGTTAATGGTGTACAGGTTCTCACTGAGCCTTCTGCTCCAACTTCTCCAAAGGTTCAATCAGAACCAGAAGTTACTACTGAAGAAGTATCATCAGACGTTAGCGATGACGATGATGACGACGATTCACTTAGTTACTTTGCTCAATTGGCCAAAAGCTAATTTAAAACTAATTACAATATCGCCATCTGGTTTAATTACTAGGTGGCGATATTTTTATAAAGACATAGCAGACCCAGCCAGAACATTATCAGTGGATTCGGCGATAGTGTTCTGCGTGGATTGTGAACTATTATTAGTTACGTTCCCTCCGTTATTATTAACAACATTAATAACTGGAGCTGCATTCATTGCGCCAGTTTCTGATAACGCTTCTCCAACATTATCAACCTTTGAGGGCTTTTCCATTTGATCAGGGCTAAGCTGGTTTGATGTATTAGGTTCGTTTAATAATAAATTAAGTTGCTCTCTTTTTTGTTTTAATTCTAGCCCAGCCTCATTTGACTTTCGTTGAGCTTCATCTGATTGTTGTCCAAGAGTATCTACCTTTTCGTCATTAACAAAGAAATCATCCATTTCATCTGTTTGCTGTTTAGTTAGTTCAACAGATTGTTTTTGGAATTTTTGTTTGTCAGCTTCTAATTTTGCTATTTCTTCAGCCAATCGTTTTGCTTCGGGATTACCGCTTTCTTCTGCCGCTTTCTTATCAGATGCTACCTTTTTTGATCCTCTAGCTGCAACGCTTTCAGCTGCAGATGGTTTTGAACCCCAAACAAATTCAAGTAAAGAATCAGGCATTACCTTAAGCATTAAGGTTTCCTTACTAAACGTATCATACTTTTTATTAGGATCAGGAACTACATTTTTAAGTACTTCTCTTTGTATATTTTCAAGAGCACCATCACCAGATATAGCGCCTGAAATTAAACCAACAGGTGACATAGCAAAGAATTTTTTAACGCCATCAACAATGAAATCCCAGACGGTTTTTACTAAAGATGTAACCCCGTTCTTTAAAAATCCTTTTATAGATGATCCAACAGATTTTATTTCTTCTCCGATATTTGAAAAGAACGAACCAATCGCGTTAAAACTATTCATTATACTTTCTCCAATAGATACAAAGAACGAACTAATCGCGTTAAAACCATCCAGTATTTCTTTGATAATAGGTTCAAAGAACAAGCCGATTTTTTCTAAACCACCCATTATACTATCTCCAATAGATACAAAGAATCCGCCAACTCTTTTCATGTTTTCTGAGAAGTCTGAAAAGAAATCTATGATGAGTTTG